TTCTCCGGAAAGAAGTGAGAACCAGAGAGTTAGCGAAGGAATATTTCGATGAAAACCCGAATGAAATCTACCGGCCAGATCTCCTTCAAGAGCTTGCAAGGGAAAGGGAAATTTTTCTTGCTGCGATTCGGTGGATGGAGAGTGAGCAGGACAATGATTAAGAAATATCGGATTAACAATCTCACTTTCTGGGCATTTGAGAAGGATGGTGCGATTCTCCCCGCGGCTAACTTGCAAGACGCCATCCGAGGGGTCATGTCTACGCAGTTGAGCCTGAGTATTTTTGCCGAACTCCTTTTCGGTGGCCTCGACCACGTAGAGGTAGAGGAGGTAAACGACGAGGATGAGACGGCGAATGACGAGGGTGATTCTCAATGAGCCTGCGTAATTGCCCTACCTGCGGTGCAACTCTGACCCTAGAGATCGTTGATGGCTGGGCGATGGCGATCTGTACCAAGTGCAGCTACACGAAGCCCAGGGAGGCCGCATTGAGGGAGGCAGACGATCTGGAAGGAGGTCAAAAGAAGCATGAGTTCACAGAAAGAAAGTGAGGAGCTGACACGAATGCTCCGCCGTCTGGCAATTGAGAAGCGGCCCTTTGCTTGCATTGGCTGTGGCCTGGAGCACCGGTGCAGCCTCCACGGGTGTGCGGTGCTAAAAAGATCGGCGGAGATTTTAAACGCCATGACCGATGAGGCCGATTGTGATGGACTGGAAGAAAGAAGCCATTGAGAAACTGGAACGCTATGACGCAAGGAAGCGCTCGATTGCAAGTATTCATGACGAGATCACGATGTTGGAATTGCAATCGGTTTCCATCCGGAGTGCAACGGCAGACGGTACCCCGGTGCAGGGCGGTGGCAACGGCCGCGAAGATGCACTCTTGACAAACAAGGTCAAGCGCGAAGAGCTCACCCGGGATCTTGCGCTGGCAAAGCTCTGGTGCAAGATGGTGGAACGCTCTCTTGATGCACTGACAAGCGAAGAGCGTTTGGTTTTGGATCGGTTCTACATCCATCGGAACAAGGGGAACGTGGATCGGCTTTGCGAAGAGCTACACCTGGAGCGATCTGCGGTTTACGCCAGACGGGACGCCGCTCTCTATCACTTCACCATTGCCCATTACGGATTCTCCGAAAGCTAAAAGTCCGGAAAAAAACCGGACGATTTTTGGAATCGAATGTGCTATAATGGAATCGTCAAAAGAGACGCAAACGGAAAGAGGCCGGGGATTACTCCCCGGTCTCCTTCTTGTAAAAGTCGTTCAGTGTAACGCCAAGCGCTTCACAGAGCGCATAGGCAGTGGAAATGCGGCAATCTCCACGAGCTTCAATGTCCTCAATGGTACGGCGGGAAATCCCGCTCAGATCAGAAAGAGCCTTGACGCTCAGCCCAGCCTTCGCCCTAAGCTGTTTCAACATCAGCATAGTTATTTCTCCTTCTTGTGCATAATAAGCGCACAGACAATCTTTACAGCGCCAATGAGAACGAAAAACGTACCAAGAACCACAAGTGCAGTGTGCATAAGGAAACCTCCTTGACAGTGATTTTTCGTGATGATAAAATAGAGGGCGAGGCGGGAACCCCGCCCTCATTCCTTGCTAGCTGGTGATCTTGTCAATCACCAGAAGCAGGAGACCAACCAGGAAGTCTATCGCTCCAGTGATCAAAATCGAGTACCAGTCGATTTTAGGAGCTTTAGGCTTCCTTTTCTTTCGCTTTCCCATTGGGATCACCTCCGTTCTCTATGGTCTTATTATACCACGTAAATACGTGGAAGTCAACGGTTTCTAAGAAAAAAATTGAAATTTTTGCGGCGCAAGTCCTGATTGTATCATGGATTGCGCTATTTTTGTACCGTTATCATGGAAAGGATGTGATGCGGGATGTCAAAGCTTACAGCAAAACAGCAAAGGTTCTGTGATGAATATTTGATTGACCTGAACGCAACACAGGCCGCAATCAGAGCAGGTTATTCTCCGAATACTGCTAGGTTTGCAAGCCAATGGATAAATGAAAAAAACCTAAAAAAACCTACATCGAAATATATCCCAGCGCTTAGATCGTATATAGACGAACAGCTTAGCCATATTCACGATGAAAAAACTGCTGATGCGCAGGAAGTTCTTGAGTATCTGACAGCTGTGATGAGAGGCCAACACCAAGAACAGGTTTTAAGACTTGCTGGCGATGGCGTGCAGGAAATTGCTGCCGTTGATGTTTCTGCCCGAGATCGCCTAAAGGCCGCAGAACTTCTGGGCAAGCGATACGGCCTCTACACAGATCGGGTGAATGAAATCGTTGATCTTGATCTAAATATCTCGATTGACTACGGTGATGATCGATCGTGAATTTTACCGTACAAGCAAATTCCAGTTTTCGTGAAGTGGATGCCAGCCAGAAGCGCTATGTTGTGATGAAAGGGAGCGCCGGTTCTGGAAAATCGGTAGCCACTGCACAGCATTACATTCTCCGTCTGATGCGGGATAAAGGCCGTAATCTAGTGGCTATGCGGAAGTCGGACATTACCAACCGAGACAGCACCTTCGCCGAACTGACCGGCGCAATATACCGGATGTTCGGAGATCGGGCGGAGCAATACTGGCGCATCACCAAAAGCCCCATGCAACTAACCTGCATCCCCAATGGGAATATGGTTATCTTCCGTGGGATGAACGATGACAAACAGCGTGAGAAGCTGAAGTCAATCACGTTCCAGAAAGGAAAACTGACAGACGTTTGGATGGAAGAGGCCACAGAGTTTACCCAGGCGGACTTTGAGATCATCGATGACCGCTTGCGTGGCGAACTGCCCCCTGGCCAGTTCTATCAGATCCGCATGACTTTCAACCCAGTCAACCGGAATCACTGGATTAAGAGAGTATTCTTTGATCTTCCAGATCCGAACGTGCTGACGCACTCCAGCACATTTGAACAGAACCGTTTCATCGATGAGGCCTACAAGGCCAGAATGGAGCGCAGGCGGCTGGTCGATCCGGAGGGGTATCTGATCTATGGCAAGGGAGAATGGGGCGAAATTGGAGGACTGATCCTCCACAACTGGGAAATTAAAGAAATCAGCCAAAAGCCGGAGGACTATGACGATTTTGCGATCGGTCAGGACTTCGGCTTTAATCATGCCAATGCGATCCTGCAGGTTGGCTGGAAAGACGATAACGTGTACATCACTGACGAGATATATCTGCACGAAAAAGATACCGCTGAGCTGATCCTGGAGGCTGTGAAACACGGTATTCCAAAGAGGAAACAGATGTGGTGCGATTCTGCGGAACCAGACCGGATCAAGATGTGGCGTGATGCCGGATTCCGTGCCACCGGAGTGAATAAAGGCGGAAGTCAAGGCTCGGTCAAGGCGCAAATCGATTGGCTGAAACAGAGAAGATTATACGTGCATCCGAGCTGTGTGAACACCATCAAGGAGCTTCAGCAGTGGAAGTGGAAGAAAGACGAACGTTCCGGGGAATATCTGGATGAGCCTGTTCCCGTTATGGATGACGCAATGGCCGCCCTGCGCTATGGTGTGGAGGGCTGGAGAAAATCAAAGAAGTGGCTCATATAAGGGGGAAGTGCCATGCTGACCACGGACGAAATCAAGCAATTTATTGACGATGACCGCACATCGGAGCGGAAACGGCTGGCCGGTGTGGGTCAGCGCTACTACGAGGGAGAGCACGATATTCTTCACTGCCGGTTCTTTTACTACAATGCAGACGGGAATCTGGTGGAAGATAAGACCAGAAGCAATATTAAGATTCCACATCCGTTTTTCACCGAACTGGTGGATCAGCTTGCGGCCTATATGCTTTCGTTTTCAGAGAATCCCATTCGAGCAAGAGACCGTGCTGATGGACTACAGGACTACCTTGACACCTACTTCGATGATGCGTTCTGGGCGGAGATCCAGGATCTGATCACCGGGGCAAATGCGAAAGGGTTTGAATACTTATACGGCTATCAGAACGAGGATGACCGTTTGGCTTTCCAGTGTGCTGATTCGATGGGAGTCATTGAGGTGCGAGGCCGTGATACAGATGATGGGTGTGACTATGTCATTTATCACTACGTTGACCGGATTGATAAAGGCAAGAAGATCATCAAGCGAATTCAGGTTCACGACAAGGACAAGATATGGTTCTACGTTCAGGTCGGAAATGGAAAGATCGAACTGGACAGCAACGAAAGACTGAACCCACGGCCTAATATCGTCTACACCGATCCCGCAGATTCACAGCTGTATGGACGGGGATTGGGATTCATTCCGTTTTGGCGTCTGGACAACTGCAAGAAACAGTTTTCCGGATTGAAGCCCATTAAGGCTCTGATCGATGACTATGACATCATGGAGTGCGGCCTGTCCAATAACCTGGCTGATTTTGATCACCCGCTCCATGTGGTTTCTGGGTTTCAGGGGGACAATCTGGACGAGCTTCAGACCAACCTGAAAACCAAGAAAATAATCGGGGTAGACGATGGAGGCGGACTTGAAATCAAGACGGTGGATGTTCCGTATCAGGCCAGAAAGGCCAAAGCAGATGAGGATGAGAAGAACATCTATCGGTTTGGCATGGGCTTTAATTCCGCCCAGACTGGCGATGGGAACATTACAAACATCGTCATTCGGTCTCGATACACCCTGCTGGATCTGAAAGCGGGAAAGCTGGAAAAGCGGCTGAAACGTTTTCTGAAAGGGATCATCCGGGTCGTTCTGGATGAGATCAACGAGAAGAACGGCACCGATTATCGACCTGAGGATGTGAAGATCGTGTTTGAGCACGTGCTTCCCACCAATGAGCAGGAGAACGCACAGATCGAGAACCAGAAAGCACAGACGGAACAGCTTAGAATCAACACCATCCTGAATGCGGCCAGCGTCATTGGGGACGAGGAAACATTGAAAGCCATCTGCGAAATTTTGGATCTGGACTACGAAGAGCTGAAGCATCTGACCGCAGAGAAGCGAGAAGTTCAGGATTTGCTTACAGCTCAGGATACATTGAGCTGAGTGGT